ATTAGCATTCATCACCGTACCTAAACGAGATACTTTTCCACCTGCTGCCAGTAACGAACGACCGACAGCCGACATGTTTTTTCTAAAGTGGGTAGTATCGGCTGTTACCCTTGTCATAATGGTAGTAGTTTCAGTCATTATCTACCCACCATTCTATTCGCTCTAGCCTTTTGGCTTGCCCTACGATTGTTACGAGACTCGTTACGGTTTTTTACCGAGTAGGCGGTTATAAGGAAATGAGCCTCTCTAGGGTCTAATAGTTTCCATTCTCTTAAACTCATGCCGAGATAGGCTAAAAGTTCGAAGAGGAATTGACCTTGGTCAGACTCAGCATACTCTTCGATTATTCTAAAGGGCCGTTAACTGCTTCCATTATTGATGTTGTTAGTTGCCCTATAACTGTCAATGGAAGTCTTTGAAAACTCTCCCATGTAAGAGTTTTATCACACTTCATCATCATCTCGAAAACCATGAGCATTCCAAGTCTTTCTGCTCTATCTTCTTCGCTTAATCCTTTTAGTTCTGGGTTCTGTTTCAACCCGTTGTATTCCTTTACAGATAAGGGTAAAACTTTGATTTCATCTATTCCTAGTTCTAAATGGTTTACAACCACAATTATTGGTTCTGAAGCCTGTTCAATTATATTATCTATCCATGTCATGTTTAATCACCGTCTCAACTGTCAGCCGCAGTGTACGCCCAAGTTAACGCTTCAAATGAAGCATTGATTAGTAATGGGCCTTCTCCACCTGCTTCAAGACCTTCTGTTGCTAGGTCAGTGAATACGCAGTTGCTTAATGTGAAAACTTTAGTTCCAGATGTTGTTCCTACTGCCTGTGTTCCGGCTGCTGCAAATCTAATCTCAAACTCTTCATCATTGGTTAACATATCATGTAACTCACTTGATTTTATTCCCCATGCTGCGGATAATGACCCGCTTGCTGATTTCAGTCCTCTTGTGTTCGCAGTTGCATAAGATGACCCTAATTCAACGTATTTTCCAGTAGCGGCTGCTAAAGTAAAATCTCCCTGCACATAACCAACTAAAGCACCCGTAGTTGTACCGGAAGTTCTGATTGAACCAGTGACACCTGTAAATGAATGTAATGCCATTGAGTGTGATGCTGTCGAACATGGGTATTAAGTAAAGCGGTTACGTAGGTAGTTTGCAGAGTTTATATACTCTCAGATTTCGTTTTCCTCAGTCTTGCATTAGGTTTTGATAAAACCCTTCGGAGACGAAAGCAATACCGACATAAAACTCGCCGTTGTCAGTATTCTCACCGGACTCGAACATTACTGCTCTAAGATTTCTGCTTCTAGCGATTTCAGATGGAGATACTAAGTCTCCCTCGATGGTCTCCATAATGTCGTAGCGTAGTACGTATGGGGATAGAAGGTGGAATGATGAAAGGCCAGATGGATTCTCACCGTCGCAGTAAGCGTTTTCTGATTCGGTTCTGCGTGAGATGATTCTCTCTAAGCAAGCAGATGGTCCGTCAAAGTAGCGAGCCATAGTGTGATTCAATTCGATGTAACCTATTGAACCCTGTTGGATAATGTCATTCCAGTTGTCGGTGTTTCTCATGTCGTTTTCGGCTGTTATTGGGTTGCTCATGTGTTAGGGGAAAGGGTGGGGGTATATAACAGTTTGGTTATATGGATTAGTAATATCTTTTGTTATCCCAACGCCGAGATACTTGATTAGACAATACCTTGCGTGGTTTTATCTTACCATCGAACGGGTCAATGCAGTACCAACCTGCGGGTCTATCTTCATCCCGCTCTTTGATACATAAAGGACACAAGTGTTTGGAATACTTGTTGTGTTTCTCTGCTTCTGGAACCATCTTCTTGAGTCTATCCATAACGTCTTGCCTTGCATCTTGAAAGCGTATCTGAATATCACAACCAATGCCATGAGTCTTGCATGTATGTTTACACTTCATATTCTCAACCTATCAATGAGTTATTCCCTAATGGATGTGGTGTTTCAGAAGCCTCTTTTAATATTTTTTCAACTTGAGTTGTTATTTGATTCCAGTCAAACTTTTCTTCTGCAAACTTTCTGGCGTTCTTACCCATAGTAGTACGGAGTTCCTTATCTAATGATAAGTCTAACATGGCTTGTGCCTGTTTGACAACATCCACTAATCCCATGTTTACTCCCCACTTTGGACCTGTTATGAATGTCGAACATGGTACTAAGATTCCCCGTTGATTCTTGCCAATTAATTCTGGACCCGTAGAATTGTCGGGTAAGATACAAGGTAAACCACATGCCATCGCTTCGGCTGATGGAATACCAAATCCTTCACCGCCTGTTGCCAACATATGAACGTCGCACATTTGGTACAATGCGGCCATCTGGTCGCTCGATAATCCCTGTAATGGGTTCTCGGACTGGTCGGAAAAAATGACGTGTTCTCGAAGTCCCATTTGCTCGACAAGTAAAGGTAAATCCCAACCGCCCATACCATAAGCATCAGTCGGACTACCACAATGAATAATCATACCAACCGAAGATGGATTCGGATGTTTGTCAAGCATGAGTCTGAACGACTCTAACATTCTGGGTTGTTGCTTACGGTTTGTGTTCTTACCTACGGAGAGAAATACAAACTCCCAAGGCACATTCATTTGCTGTCTCATCAAAAGTTTGTCAGACATACTTATTGGCTTGAACTTCTTCAAGTCAACACCATGATACAATACGTCTCCATAGTTGTCAGTATAACGGTCTAACATCGGGTCTCTCAAAGATTCGGGAGCAGAACCTTCTGTACTCAACCAATTAATGTAAGACTCGAATTGTTCTCGACCATACTCGGCCATCCAAAGAGGGGTATGTAGCAATTTGAGAATATCTTTCCATTTGTATGAAAGTGGGTAGCCATCAACAGGCATGTAAGCAACATATGGTACGCCTCTATTATTTGTGGATAATACATTTTTACCAATGAACCAAGGGTCAATCAGAGAAAGCACCACATCTGGCTGTAATCGGTCTATTGTAGCCCCTAGAACGGTGTCTCCCGCTTGGTTGACTACTTCACCCCCATACTCCCCTACACCTGCGTGTACGAGCGTCCATCCTTCCGTATGTTTGAAATCTTCACCGTTGTAATCCCAACCCATAACATATACTTCATGTCCTCTCTTAACTAGCCGCTTGACTATTTCTCTAGTAACCACACCATATCCTGTAGGTCGTGTTGGTTGTTCTGAACACCATAGTATTCTCATTCGTTTTGCCTTGGGCTTCTTGGACTTTTTCTTCCCCATATATCTCGGATAGTGGTAAGGGTTTTGAACCAAGCGGTCATTTGGATTTAATGAGCGGGCTTAGATAACAAAGCGTGTCCTAAGCGTTTCCGTAGGACGGTTGTCTAAAGCGTGTTGGAGAGTTCCCGACCCACCGACTGCTCGATAAGTTTCAACATCCAATAATAACCTGTTTCCACTTGTAGTTAGTTTGGGTGTCAATGAGTCAGATGCCGACCAACCAACACGAATCACACCGCTTAATCCCGGCCTCAGAGATAAGACGTTAGTCCCACTGATAGCATACTTCAGGGTCGGGCTTCCTACCCCTGTCCCATCCATGAAGTCTGATAGAGAAGCCGTGAGTGCATCTGCTGTTGAAACTTCACTAGACCATGTGGCTAGGCCATACCATATTGGATTCCTAAATATGAGACGCACAGTCTCGTATCTATCCATGTCCATGTCCCTTACGGGTCAGACAAGGCTATTGACGCTTGTTCAGCGACAAGTAGTACCTGCATACACTCTCTCACTTTGACAGTCGATGCAAAGGAACAGAATGGTTTCTGTCTCTCGGTCATAGTGTCGGTGTAGGTCGTCTGCGTTTCGTTGGTTCATTCCGCCACAGTCTTGGCATAGGTTGTCTGTTTGGTCTATTGGACTACTCATGTTCTATCGTAAAGGATGACCCTATATAACCTTTGTGTTATATTACTTTCTCTTTTTGTTCCATAAGTCAATGAGATACAATGCTTTTCTAGCGTCTCCTATTGGTTTACTCACTGGTTTGGGTTTAGGCATGTCAGCAAAACAAACCTTACACCGAGTTAACTTTGATTCGTCGGCTAGATATTTTTCGGGCATAGCCGAGTCGGGTTGTTTACCCCCGTCGCATTTGCGAAACTTGTCATAATAGATAGATACAAACTCACCCTCGCCTTCAACTCTTCTTACTTCTTTAAGCAAGTGAAGTGTAGCCCAGTCATGCTTTTGACTCATAGTCGGGATGCTCCTTTGGTAGTTTGTGTACTCTGCGTTGTAGTAGATTTCCTATAAGGCTAGACACATTGTCTGCCGCCTGTTTAACTCTCTTCTTACTATGTTCGTCCTTACCCATTTCTCTTAGGACCGGGGCTATGTCAATTTCGCTCATGATATGCAAGAGGATTTCATACTCTGCGTGGGTGATTGTTTTCGCTCTCATAGTGTCGAGACGGACTATATGTATATAAGACTTTATATTAACTCTCTTCTACCTTGTTGCTTTGCTGTTTTCATTCTATGATGATTCGCACATAGAGGCTCGCACTTTGCTACCTCTTCCATTATCGTGTCCCAACCGTAGCCGTCAGACACCATCAGAGATATGTTTGCTACTTTCTTTGAAGGGTCCAAATGATGTAAGTCAATTGCTTCGGGGTCATCATTGAAGCCACATACAGAACACGATAATTGAGACTTGTATTCATCCCACTTACGTTTGAGTAATTGTTTTCTAGCCTTGACCCTAGAACGCATTAATTCTTTGTTCTGGTGGTAATACTTGCGTTGATATTCCTTGTTATATTCCCTACGTTTCTTAGGGTCTTTGTAGGGCATTGAACCGTACAGTAAAAACGTGGCTCTTAACTGTGTTTTTCCTTGTACTCTTTAGAAGCAATTGACTTACATCATTTGGACC